CAAAAATCTACATCGGGGGAAGTCCCGAAGGTCTTCGCGTGCAGATGGGCGCGACTGATCTTGGAAACATCGTCACAACAGGCGCTGGGGTCACAAAAGCAGTCAGTGCGACTACTGCTGATAAAGCAAACGGCATAGGAACCCATCCTTGGTTTGATTCACTTGATGCGGGGGGAAACCCGCCGTGGGTAATGGGACTCGCGACAGACGGAAGCAACAAGCTAAGGCCGTTCGACCCCGCAGTATTGCGTGTGAGTTACGCTGCTAGAGCTGAAAGCTGTTCAGGCGTTGTTGTTAAAACCATCGGTACAGATGGGACATTACCCAGTGGGGGAACGTGGAGGGTGTTCCAAGTTGGTGATGGTACGATCAAGTCTGTACAAGACGTAGCAGGCGGAAGTCATATAGCAGAAAGCAGTATAGCTATAAGGGTCGCATAAGTATGGATTACGGACAAATCATACATCGTACATTTGACGACTCATACGTCATTACAAAGAACGATATGCCTTACCATGTGTACCCTTACGCCGCCGAGTTCGCGGAAGAATGGGACGCCGTGTTCGCCTACGCCGAAGCACACCCCGAATGCGTGACCGAGGAGCAGCCGTATGTTCCGCCCGTACCGACGTTCGACGAGGCCAAGGCCGCGAAGCTCTCCGAAATCAACGCGGCAGCGGACAGGGCCATAGCCACACTCACGGCGACCTATCCCGACCGGGAGATCAGCACGTTCGACAAGCAGGAAGCCGAGGCCCGCGCCTATGCCGCCGATCTTACGGCTTCAACGCCACTCCTTTCGGCGTTGGCACAGGCTCGGGGTGTCCCTCTCGATGAACTTGTGCGCAGGGTGCTCACCAAGGCCGACGCCTTCGCCGTGGCGTCCGGCTCCATCATCGGCCAGCGGCAGGCACTGGAAGATCGGCTTGATGCCTGTACGACGCTGGAAGAGGTGCAGGGCATCACCGTCAACATCTCAATGCCGGGCGGGGGAGAAGCATGACATACGGAAAACGAACGTTGATCGCCGTCGACCAGCTCATCAACGCCTTGCTCGGCGGCTGGCCTGACGAAACATTGAGCAGCCGCTGTTACCGTTGGGCGCGGGACGGGGTGAGAGCGTGGCCCCGCAAGCTCGTGGACGGGCTGTTCTTCTGGCAGAGGGAGCACTGCAAGAGCAGTTATGAGAGCGAGAGGGAAGGGAGGCAATCGCCGCCGGAATTAAGGAGCAAGTGAGCTATGACCAAACTCTCCCAACTTATCGAACGCAACCGCCGCCATTCGGAATCGCCGTACATCCTGCTTCTGGAGGCGGCTCTTCCGTCCGGCGTCACGCTGCGCTTTGCCCGTGATCCGCAATCGTGGGTCTGGCCAACCATCGGCAGCGGGCACGGACAATTCACGTTTCCGGGCGATTCCGTGGAATACACGACGGCGAACGCCATCACCGTATCCATTTTCGGAAAATGGAAAGGAACCATCGGCCTCGACGCCTTGCAGCCCGACGGCACATGGAAGGAATACACGACCTATCTCCAGCGGATCGAAGAATCGCACGATCTGCCGGACGGGACCTATCGGTTGCAGGCACGGACCGACTTCCGGGGCAAGGCGCAAGCATGGATCGGGGATCTGTCCCTGCCGCTCTGGCAGGCTATGAACTTCGATTTCGACGACTTCAAGAGCGGTGAAGGTGCCCGGCGCGGCACGCTCACGATCAGCGTCTCCAACGTGTCCGGATTGCCCCTGAAATACGTGGACGAGCTGGAGGACTGGCGCAAGAAATACGGGCGCATTTCCGCACGGCTACGTCTGTTGGTCATCAATTCCGGGCTGCTCGACGATCCGGAACCGACCATGCAGCTCAAGTTCGTAGACTGCGGCATCTCCTGTCCTGCTCCAATGGACACGGTAAGGTTCGTTCTCGGCAGCCGCGATATCTACTCATGGCAGCTCATGCGCAAAATCATGCAGCAATACTGCTCGTGGAAACGGCCGGAAGACTGCAAATATGTGGCCCAATGCGATCACACCCTGTCGACCTGCCGGGACAAGTTCAACTACACCGTCAACTTCGGAGGTTTTCCGATGGTCGGCAAGGGGCCGCTCTATGGGAGCTGATCTGCATCTGACGAAAGAACAGCGCGATGCACTCCGTACCGTGTTCACCGGCCGTTTTTCAGCCGGCGGAAGGGGCGAGATCGACCCGACGCTACATGTCCCCCGCTACAACTGCTGGGGGCTGGTCATGGCCGTGACGGCAATCCTCGGGCATCCGGCTCCGGAGGTGAAAACGCCCTCCGTGGCCACGGCCCGTGCCGTGGACTGCCGCCGGAAAGAGGTGGAAAAGGATTTTATCCGGCTGGACGGCCCGCGCCCGGGCTGTCTTGTGGGGCTTCGTACCCACCCGCGTCTCACCGAGGCTGTCAATCATTACGGCGTCATGTTTACCGACCGTGAGTTCGTACACATCCAGCGCGGGACCGGCGTGCATGTGGCACGTATCGACCGACAACCGTACAGCCGCATGGTTGCAGGCTTCTGGAGCTGCCGATGGGACGATTAACGACGGAACCGGTCGAACGCACAATGGGCAAAGCGTGTCTGGTGACGGCTTTCGACGTGTGCAACCCGCTGGATACACATACGGACTGGCTGACCGTCATTCCCGGTATGGGTATCGGCGACATGCTCGAACAGCGCTGCTTCGTGCTCGACGACGGCTTCGATCTGGAGATCGTCTACAACGGCACGGTCATCGACGTGACCACGGCGGACGATATCGTAATCCGTCCGGCGGACTGCGTGCTTTGCCGCATCGTGCCTGCGGGCGGCGGAGGAAGCTCAAACCCATTGCAAATCATTTCGCTGGTGGCCATCACCGCACTGGCCATCACCGCGCCGTATCTGGCCGGAGGAGCGTTTATCGAAGGCGCGGTTGCAGGGAGCCTTTTTTCCGGCACAGTGACAGGGCTGGGTTCGATGCTTTCAGCCGGCATCATGCTTGCCGGCGGCGTGCTCATGTCGAGCATCTTCCCGTCGGCGGGGTTGAAATCCCCCTCTTCGAACAGCCTCGAAGAATCCCCGACGTACAGCTTTTCGGCACAGCAGAATCCCTCTTCGCCGGGCAACGTCATACCCATCGTACAGGGGGATATCGTCGATATCACCCCGTTCAGGCTGGCCTCCTACATCTCCACGGACGGCGAAAAGCAATACTGGAATGGGCTGTATCTCATCGGCGAGGGCGTCGTGGATGAGATCTACGATGTGAAGATCGACGACAACCCCGTTTCCAACTACGAAAACGTGCGCGTCACCACGCGGCTCGGCACGATGACCCAGGAGCCGATCCCCGAATTCACCCAGGTTGTCCAGGAGTCTTCCGTCAATGTAAAACTGTCCGAGTCATGGCACACCATCACCATGTCCGGGACCGGCATTTCCCGCATCGGCATCGGCGTGAACGCCCAGCAGGGCCTTTATTACGCCAACGACAAGGGCGGGCTTGACCCCGTCTCGGTCAACATGGAGTTCCAATACCGGCTCTACGGCTCGACGGACTGGCTTCCCCTGGCAAGCATCACCCTGTCCGACGCGAAACGCTCCGCCGTCATGAAATACGAGGAATACGACGTCGAACGCCAGACGCAGCCCTATGAAATCCGTGGGCGCGTGGCTTCGGCTCCTTCCGGAGATCGGTACAGCAAGGACGTGTGGTGGGAGTACTATCATGAAATCATCACCGACGATTTCCACCTGCCGGGAACGGCGCTGCTGTCCATCTGGGCAATGCCCACGGAATCGCTTTCCGGCAGCTTCCCCACGATCAGCTGTTCGGTCAAAAGAATGCGGGCCGAACTGCCTGCGGCTTCCGGGGAAACGGCATTGCGCCCGCTTTCAAATCCGGCATGGGCCATCCTTGAGCTCCTGCTCGACAAGCGGTACGGCTGCGGGGAGCCCTCTTCCAACGTTGACCTTGAAAGTTTCGAGCTGGCAGCCGACTGGTGCGATCAGAAAAAGATCAAGGGTGCCCTGTACCTCGATTCGTCCATGACCTTCGAGACGGCGGCGGGATACTGGGGCCAGCTTGGACGATGCGCCGTGGACCGTGTGGGGACGGAGATCGTTTGCGTCTCCGACCGCCCGCAGGATTATCCGGACGCGGCTTTCCTCATCACTTCGGCGGACATACACAAGGAAACATTCGGCATAGATTGGGGCAACCTCGAAGATCGGGCGGACGGTTTCGAGATCTCGTGGTTCGACGACAAGCGCGGCCAGCAGACGCTTTTCGCGCCCGGCGAACACTTCTTCAAAGACCTTGGACGCAACCCGGTTGTTTCGTCGGTCACGCTGTATCCCTGCCGGGATGAAGACACCGCGTGGCGGGCGGCCAACTACATGAACCGATGCAACCGGTATCTGACCCGTCAGGTCTCGTGCACCATCGGCTGGAAGGCGCTCGGCGACCATCTGAGACGCGGGAGCGTCGTCCAATTCGCCGTCGACCTTTTGCTCAATACGCAATCGGGGCTGGTGGCTTCGGCCACGGCGACGACGGTCACCCTGAACCGTGACGTGCACCTTGAACCGGGCAAGGCGTATGAAATCGCACTCTCGCACATTGACCGCGAGGACACGCGCACGGGCCGGGAACTGGTGGAATTCGTCCCGCTGGTTCCGGTCGAGGCCGTAACCACTACGCGCACGCTTTCGCTTGCCGTCCCGTGGCGACACGTCCCGAGCCGGGACTGTTCCTGCGCCGTGGGGCCGCTGGAGCGCACCGTCCGCTGGTACCGCATCCAGAGCATCACCCGCAAGGCCGACATGTCCGTCGAGCTCTCCTGCCTCGAGTATGATGAAGCCGTATACGAGGACGAGGGGGGAACACCGAATACGGACAGCGCCGGAAACTGGCCGGGCGTTTCCGGGCTCTCCGGGGCCGTCGTCGACGCGCTTGAGGACGGCATCGCCAAAAAGGTCGTTTCCCTCTCATGGCGTGGCTACGCCTACGGCTGGAAAGTCTTCTACAAACGCATCGGCATCGATTCGACGTGGACATATGCGGGAAGCACCAATTCCCCCTCCTATATCGTGCGTAACCTTGAAGTCGGCTATCTGTACCGTTTTGCCGTCACCCCGACGAACAACCCCGCCGACGGGCAGATACTTGATCTGGACTATCAGCTCGATACCCCGCTCGGGCTCATTTCGTACGTCTTCGCCGGAGACGATGCCGTCATCATCACCGACGCCGCGGGCGTCGACAGCGCCGTACAGGCAATCATCTAAGGAAAATCCTATGGCCGAAATATCATCCGTCATTCAGCACGCTTCCCTTACCGGAAGCAACATCCATGTCCCCTACGCCGGGACCTACGCCACCGAGTCCGCCAGGCTGGCCGCCGCGCTCGACCAGAGCATGGAGGGGAAACTGTTCCGGCAGCTTTCCGACAATACCCTCTGGATGCTCATATCCGCCGCGAACAATACGTGGATACCACTCGGCAAGGCCACGGCCAAATCTCTCGGTCGGAACGGAGACGACGACATCCCCATGACCTTTTATTGGGCCGGTCAGGAAGGTCAACCAGGGTGGCTCTGGGGAGGCAATGATGGCACCAATATGTACATCTACAATCCCGCCAATTTCAGCGTGAACTACGCCAATTCCGCCAACTACGCGAACAGCGCGGGCAGCGCTGGGACGGCGGGGAATACGACGAGTCTTGGTGGTACTATTGGATATGGAGCAGGTGTTTATGAATATCCCAATAAGCCAAAATTTTATGCTCCTCAAGGAGGGCAATGGATTATTCTGTATAACAATGTCATGGAAATACCTCATCCTAATGGGATGGGGAATATCGCATCTTTCGCTCTCACGGCAGGTACAATATATACAGGTGGAGCCCTCATTCATGAAGGGGATTCTAGTAGCGCTAGAGGTTCATCCAGTGTCGAGACTGGAGTATTTTTTAGGATAGGGTAACGATATGCAAGAACAAAAGTATTTCGTTGAAGGCACAATGATGCGTGAGTCAAAAGGAGCACTCAAGTGGGATGTATCGTTCGTGTATATCCGTCCTGACAGTTCCTATATGGTCAAACGAGTTGATGTCGTTTGGGGAGACGGGCTTTATCATGTCCCGAACGAAGGCGAGTGGGCGGAAATGTACAGTGTGCTTGCTGACTATGTGAAACGGCATCCAGAAGTTGTACATGATGAACCCGCCAGAACGCCTGCGCTGGAGGAACTGAAAGCAGCGAAGAAGGCCCAGATCGACGCGGAAACGTCCGCCGCCATTCTTGGCGGGTTCGACCATGTCGTGGACAGCGTGACCTACCATTTCAGCTACGCGCTTGATGATCAGCAGAACTTTTCCGATACGGCGAACGTCTGCCTGATGAAGCAATCGGGGATGTCCGGTCTGCCCGACTCCGTGACGTGGAACGCCTACACGGTGCCGGGCAATGAGCTGGTGCGGCTGACGTTCGACGCATCGGGCTTCCTCGCGCTCTACGCGGGCGGGGCCATGCGGCACAAGAACGAGGCGATGCAGCGCGGCGGGGAACGCAAGGCGGCTGTGGAGGCCGCAGCCACTGCGGAAGAGGTTGAAGCCGCATGAGATAGACAGAAGGCAGAGGCGGGGGAGATTGCACCCTCCCCCACCGTCCCGGCGTGGACGCGCCGGAACACGGCCCGGCGTGGGGTTGGCCGCCCCGCGCAGAGTATCCCGCGTGAGAATAATGGGAAATAGGGCAGGGAAAAGGAATGATAATATGGCCAGACGTGCGGAGAAATGCCCCTATTGCGGCAGGCCTGTCCCGGCGCAGCAGACGGACAGCATCCCTATTTTAAACGCGGAATTCCGTGGATACACTATCATTCTTATGAAATTGCAGACGAAAAACTGTCCGTGCGGCGCGAGGGGGTACACTCCCGTTTTTGTCGGCGAAACATTCTGGTCTGAAAAGGCGGACGCGAAACGCTGATTTCTACAATAGCGGACAGCATTGGACGCATCTGGACGATATTGTAAACAACAAACTGAATTTATTTAATATCCATTTCATACTGACCCCCGACAGCAACCTGTCGGGGGCTTCTTGTTTTGGCCTCCGGCGCAACTTTTGGAGGCTTTTATGGAAGGTCTGATGCCCACTTTCGATGTCAACGGCGGCAACAGCAACAACGACGGCTGGGGGAACTGGGGTGGCGCGCTCATCGGCGGCGCTATCGGCGGTGCGGTCGGCGGCGCGTGGAACGGCAACCGCTGGAACAACGGCGGCAACTGCTGCTGCAACAACAACGCCGGGCAGTATGTGATGGATACTTTGACCACCATGCGTACGGACATCAACTCGATCGGTCGGGACAACCTGATGCAGACCGCGGGCGTACAGAGCGCCATGTGTCAGGGCTTCGGCGGCGTCAATGCGACTGTCGAACGTACGGCTATGGGCCAGCAGCTTACCGCGGCTCAGGGCTTCGCCGGCCTGAATACCGCTATCCTTACCGGTTCCATGCAGGGCCAGCTTGCGGCGAAGGATGCGCAGCTCACCGCGCTGGCGACGAACAAAGACGCCGAAATCCGCGGGATGCAGAACACCTTCGAGATCGTCTCCTCGCAAAAGGACTGCTGCTGCACGACCAACGCGAACATCGAACGCCAGGGTTGCGCCACGCGCGAAGTCCTCCTCGCCGAAGGCTGCGCCACCCGCGCGGCAATTGACCGCCAGGGGCAGGAAACCCGCGCCCTGATCAGCCAGCTCGACCGCGAACGCCTTCTGCGCGAATCCGCCGCCAAGGACGCCAAGATCGCCCAGCTTGAATGCCAGACCTTCAATACCGGCCTTGCCGCATCGACACAGGCCCAGTGCCGGCAGGACATGAATCAGATGATGTCCAACATCATCGGCCATGTCGCCATCATCGCCGGCAACCGCAGCTCGACCACCACGCCGTCCGCTGCTCAGGCCGCATAAGTCGGCAATCGCAGCCCTCCGAGGTTGCCGTTGAAAAAGGGCGGGGGCAACCCCGCCCATATATTGGAGGTCATCATGGGTATCAGATGGGTGGTCGGTGCGACCAACAAAAAGGACAAGGAAAAGTCCGGCCACGAGGCGCAGGGCAATGCCAATTACCAGCGGAACGGCGGGCAGTCTGGAGGCAATGAAGGCGGCCAGGGCGGGAACCCCGGCGGCGTACGAAACTATTATCCGCCGATGGAAACGCGCCCCATGCCGCAATACACGGGCGGCGCAAGCGGAGGCAACGGAGCAATGAACGTCGGCTACTACGCGGGCGGTTCCCCGGGCGACCCGATGTCGTACGGCGGCGCGCCGATGGAATCCCGGCAGATGGGCTTCATCACGGATCCCTACGAAACGGAATCGCGCCATCGCAGCCGGCGCACCGGGCGCTTTGTGCGCGGCGAGGGCGACGACGAGGTCATGGCCCATTCCGGCCGCAGGCATCAACGTGACGAAGGCATGGAATCCGGCTGGGGCGAAGAGCGCAACGAAGACGGTATGCGCGAACTCAAGCGCAAAATCCGCAAGCTTGAAGAAAAGCTTGAGGATGCTGATTCGGGCCGGGAAGTGAAGCGGCTCAAGGAACGCATCGAAGAGCTTGAGGAAAAGCTCGACGGCATGAAGCGCGAAAAGCGCGGCGGGGAAAAGAAAAGGAAGTCCGGCGGCGACCGTGAAGACGGCGACGGGGACGACGGGGAGGATGACCCTGCCCGGCTTCTGGAAAAAATCCTCGGCGGAAAGGAGGTGACGGGCAAAGAGTTCTTGATGGAACTCCCCCGCCTCTTTCAAGAGTCTGTCGAAGTGATCAAGAATCCGCCGTCCACGTGGCCGCCGTATCTCGAAAAGCGCGACTACGCGGGCATCTACGCGATGGAGTCCAAAGAGCTGGCACAGGCTCTTGAGGGCTTCAAGTCCGGACAAAAAAAGCTGAAGGACGTGGCAAAGGAGCTGAAGCACACTTGCGCGGCGCTCATCCAGCTCGACTGCCACCGTCTGCACGAAGACAAGTAACGCCTAAACGGAGGGCAACGTCATGGCACAACAGCCACAGAACGGCTATCGGTTCCCGGAAAACATCGGCTTCCGCTCACGTCCCCACAGGCTCCTCTATGACCCCGGCAACCCGAATACGGTCATGCCGGATCTGTCGGGCGCCCAAATCGTCTCTCTGAGCTGTGAGCCGGTGACGGCATCGTCCCAGCGGCTCTACATGACCTACATCGAACTGCAAATCCCGGCGCGCGCCGCCGGGGGCCGCGTGTTCGCCGCAAAGCACATCGTCGGTTTCCGGGCATACACGCCGCAGGAAGCCGGACTGTCGGAGTCGACCCCGCAGGAGCTTGCCCGGAAGGTATGCCAGCAGATTGCGGAGCGTACCCCGCCGCAGGAGATGGCCATGTATATCCGTGAAGGCGATCCGCAGGCCGGAAGCCCGGCGCAGGAGCTGCTGGACGCGATCATGGGCGAGAGCGTGGCGCAGGCCCCGCAAGCCAACACGCAGTGGGCGCAGCAGGTTTTCGCCGAAGTGGGGCCGCAGCGTCCTGAAGCGGAGGCCGCCGAATGACGCTGAAAGAGAAGGCGCTCGACGACGTGCTCGGCAGGGTCGAAAAGAATATCCTGCCCGTGCTCGACTCGGAGCAGGACGCCAACGGCTTTTTGGGCGCGTCCATCGCTGAGGCCCTGCCGTGGCTCATCTCCGTGCCGAGCATCCGGGCGAAAATCCCGAAAATGGTAGCCGGGATGCTGCCCTCCGGCATCCCGGCTACCGCCGAGCGGGTGGAACGCTTGGCCACGCAGCTCCTCGCTGTCGTCGTCGCCACCCGCAAGGCGCAACTTGCCAAAGAAAAGGAGCAGGTATGAACCCGTTTTTCTTCATCATCGCCAACAGGAAAGCCCCCCGGCCCAATCCCTTGGAAAAGCCCTCCCCTTCCGTTCCCGAGCCCGCCACGCAGGATGAAAAGCCCCGCACGCGGGCGAAACGCGAAAAGGCATGACCTCGACAGGGTGCCGGCCTTGCCGTCTCCATACTCCACACTTCCGCCTGAATACAGCAAAAGCCCCGGCTTGCGTCGGGGCTTTTGCTGTATTCAGGCGCTATGGTCAAGAGGAGAGGGTCATCTGCCCTTTTCCACCTCGCCTAGGGCATTCATGACAAGATCCCGCAGCCATTCCGAACGGCTCACCCCGGCATTTTCCGCAGCAAGGTTAATCTGTTCAACAATTGTTTCGCTCTCGACATCAAAGGTCATGCGCAGCTTCACGATCTTCTGGCGGCGCTCCAGCGCCCGGCGCTGGCGTTCCTCTTCGGAAAGCGGCGGCCGCCCCGCCCCTTTGCGGCGGCCGCCTCGCTTTTTCTTTTCTTCCATCTTTCTCCCCCTCTCTTTATTCGTCTTCGTCTTCGTCTTCATCCGTTGCCGCTTCCAGCGTTATGAACTCAGGAAGAACCGCAATGCTGCCGCATTCGTCATCCATCTCCACAGCTTTAAATCCAAGCTTACGGGCAAAGGCGATCCTCATGGCCTGAGCCTCCCAACTTGCGTCATCGTCGTCCATGTTGAGGAGGTTTACCCAGTCTTCATCTTGATAACCAATTTTCTCTTCAACCACGGCATACCAGCAGAGATCAAAATACTTTTCGTCTATACCGCGCTCTGCCATAACTTCACGCAGAGCCGTTCCAGCAGCGCCATCTTCAAGATACGGGAGATCCTCGTTCAAGAAGATGTCCTTGATGTCTATTTCGCACTGGTAGACGTAATTTCCGTATTCCTTTGCATGTCCGTAAGTACGGGCAAAGAACACCGCGCCGAAGTTATACCCTAACCCTGTTCCTGAGTTAGAGATAGCCAGATGTTCAATCATGCTTCCGTGGTACAGCTTCATGGTGTTTTTCCTTTTAATTCGATTACCCTAAATTTTGTTCCCTTTCGTTGAAAACACTATGCGCCTGTTTTTATTTTTTGTCAATGACAAAAAATCAAAACAACATCCTTTTCAAAAAAAGCCCCGGCTTGCGTCGGGGCTTTTGCTGTTGTGTCATGGCGCTATGGTCAACGTGCGGCTGTGGGAGACGGAGAAGCGGCCTCTTCCTCCGCCAGCGGCTCGGCTTCCTTCAGGAACTCGCCGAGTATCTCGCAGAGGCAGGCGACGCCTTCCATCCGGGCTTGGGGGGTCTTGGTGTCGGCGCAGTGCCGGGCATAGTCGGCGGTGAGCTCCAGCACTTCGCGGGCCATGGTGACGCGGTTCGGGACAAGGTAGGCGCGGCTCATGCGATCACCTCCGGCGTGAGGGCTTCGGGGCTGTCCGCTTCTGAGCGGAAGCGGCACAGGAAATAGGTGCGGTTCGACTCGCGCACCGGGAAGAAACCCCGCAGGCTCGCGCAAAACATCCGCATGGAGCACGGCGGGACATCCCGGCTATAGCACCAGTCCTTGAACGCCTCGTAGAGGTTGCGCGCCTGTATCTGTTCCTTGCTCGGGGCGAGGCGTTCCCGGGCGAAGTCGGCGGCGGGGGAACCCGTCTGCACGTCTTTCCCGCGTGCCGTCACGATGGAGCACAGCTTGCCGAAAATGGCAAAGGCCCGTTCCTCCTGATCTGGATCCATGAGCGCGATACGCGCGGCGATGCCGAGCAGCCGCACGCGCAAGGTCCGGTTCAGCATGAGCACGTCTTCGGGCAGCCCCAGGTGGAAAAGGATGGCTGGAGCCGCCGGCGCCGCGGGAGCGGGAAGCGGGGCCTTCGGCAGGCTGTAGGAGCCCGTCCTGCGGATGGAGGGCAGCACGATGCCGGCCAGCCATTTTTGAAAAGGCCGGGCCTTCGGTTTGTCGGAACGGCAAAGAAAAAAGTAGAGCCCCTGCTCCGTGAGGGTGAGCATGTCCTGCTTGTCCCCGCGAAGGGTCACAACGGATGTGACCCTTTTCCATTCTTCCGGCACATGAGCCAGCCGTGCCGCACCGTTCCAATCATAATCAAGGGCAACGGCTACATCCTTGGCCACGAACAGCGGTTCACCGTTTTCAGCCGGAAGAACGCGCACTTCGTTTCCTCTGAATAGAAAGGATTTGACGTCATTCATGCCTTCCTCCCTTCACGCCATGGGTGCGACATCGGCGGGCGCTCTTCGAGCACAACGCGCACGATTTCGATGCCGCCGTCAGCCTGAGTGCGGACGATGACCGTATCCCAGACGCGGATGTCACGGTTGATAACTTCCTCTTCCGGCATTGTGCACCAGCGGCGATGGCCTCCATTGACTGATAACAGCACATGGATGGCTTCATCTTCGGGAAGCAGGGACAGGACAAGGGCCGTGGATTCTTGAGTGGAGATCATGCCGCCACCTCCACTGAGAGAGAGGTTCCATACATCGTCCAGCGCACGCGGGAAGAGAGGGAGAGGGGCAACCGGAGGAGGGCTTGGAGTGCTTCGGATTCACCGAACCGGGCCAGCTTGCGGGCCAAAAGTTCGAGGGGAAGGAATCCGCCGCATAACGCCGCCGAGCGGGAAAGAGAAATGGAGTGATACATAAGCCACCTGTAGTGTTTAGGGGTTGGAAACAAAAAAAGGCGGAACAACGCTCCCCGGCCACTACAAGGCCGCCTGAGTCTCACGAACATCAGGACGTTGTTCCGCCAATATGTAACCGCATCCCACGGGCCAAAGGCCCGCAGCGCGTCGGTGGCAGAAACAGAAAACGCCGCTCTTTTCTCCAGCGTGGGGCGCTGGCGAAGGCTCCGGCAAGCCTTGTAGTGTTTGGGGAAATTCAGGGTGCCCAAAGTGGGGGCGGAAGTCAAGAGGGGAGGCAGAGGAGGAAAAATACAAAAAAAGATGCCATAGCCTGACATCTTAAAATATATTTTATTCAATAAAAAACTATGATTGCGCTAAAATAGCTGATATATGGACGTTTTTTTATCAAAAAAAATTTATCGTTGCTTTTTCTCAATAATAAAAAACAGTTATATCTGTAGCCTCATTTCACGGGGTTTCCTCCTTCCCGGCTTTTCGTTATCACAAAGCCGTTAGGTGAAAATCTAACCAAAGCGGGGAAGGCCAGGGAGACATAATTATGTTTGAATCCCTTATTAATACCCTTTCCGCCGCACAAGGCGCGCTCCTTCACATCCTTTGGGTCCGTTTTTTCCTCTCCTTTTTGGAGGTAAAGGAAACAAACAGACGCGAATGAAGTCTTCCGCTTCTTAGGGCAGACTAGCACTCTGACCTAAGAAGCGGAAGACGCCTTGCTCATGTTGATCCGGTAACCTGCAAAACTCAACCTTTTCCGGACCAACCCCGCTTAGGGGCTTGCACGTTCCAGCGTGTGGGCCCCCTTTTTTGTGGCTCTGTTAAAATGTAGGCTTTATGTTCGCCTTTTTTATAGCCAAGAGTTTGTCAATTGACAACTTAAAAATTTTTCGTTTTGTCTAAATGCCCTATGTTATTCTATACAATATTATGTTTTTATTTGTTTTTATGGGTTAGACCATGACGTGGATATGGCTTCTGTTGGCCTATTGACCTAAGCGTTGCCCTAATAATTCAGGTGAATGGCAAAAAATCAAAACAACGTCCTTTTCAAAAAAAGCCCCGGCTTGCGTCGGGGCTTTTTTTGAGGTTGCGTGGGAAATCCTCACATCATGACATGGATATCTTGACGCTCTGAACAAGTCCGAAGTTGCGTTTTTTCTTGATAAGATCCAAATATTCTTGGAATAAAGGAGATGGATTCTTGGTTTTGATGGCTGTCCCCACGCATGTCACCATGATCATGCCGTGTCCGGATGTAGCTTCGGAAACCGAAATACTCATGCCGGAGATGAGGGAAGCCCCCATCTCCACAGCCTGCATTTTGGCCATCAGTATGGCCTTGGACTCAGCGTCACGAATCTTCTGTTGATAGGCAAGCGATTCCTCACCAAAGAAATCTGTAAACGCTGAGGCAAACGTGGAGAGCGGCCCCGTGCCAATGACCGAATGTCCGGACACGATGCCTACAACGCTTTCTTGCTGGCTCTCAAAGTGTGGAGTCGTCTGGGCTATGAGCATGTCAGGGATGCTCGCCTCCAGCTCCTTGAGCCGCTCTGCAACAGGCAGGAAAGCCGTCTGGCACTTCGTCCGCTCTTCATCAAGCCGCGCCTGTGCGCATGGAAGGCACCACCCCTCAGCATCGATGCCGATTACCTTCATAGCTTCGATGGACTTCGGGCCTATCGTCTCTGCGCTAAGAAACCCACTCACCTTTTTGCCGCATACGGGGCATACCTTGGCGTCTGCCATAACATCCTCCTTGTTCCTGCTCCCATAGCATTGTCTATACTATCGCGCAAACCGGAGGCTCCCGATAGCCGCGCGCCTTGCGGTCCCTTGAGGGCTGGGCGGCGACGGGCTTTCCCCGACCTCCCCCTCTCCCCCCATTCTAAGAGTGCCGCAATACCCTAAATGCCGGACCCCGGGCCGTTCACCCGCCCGCGGGTCCTCCCAGCCGCCCTACTCCATAGGGGTCGCGTGCCGCGCAGAGTTTTCGCCGATGTCGGATTTTGGCGATACTGAAAACTTGAAAACCGTGCATAAACTATAGGTTACGTCGAATCAGTGTTACTGGAGCCAGCGTCTTGATTTGCCCGGCGTCCAGATCAAGATAGTGAGGCGTCCACGAGCCCGCCGCCGTTGTCCACTGCTGGAAAGACACGGCGCCATCTTTCGCCATGTGCTTCTCCGGAACTCCTGCACCAAGATAAACTTTGAGTCCGGCAAGGCCGTCCGCTCGCTCGACATAAACGATATCGCCGAGTCCGGGCTCTTTCCGCGTGTCGCAAAAACAGACCATACCGCTCAGTATCCCCGCCGGGATGAGGCTGTCCCCAGACGCCACCACCGCAATCACCCCCGTGCTGAACTCCGGGAACATGAAGGCTTCCGGGGTAAGCGCTTTATCCCAATTCTCGATTCCACAGGCAACAAGCCGCGTGAGCGGAACCTCGCGCTTGAAGTTGGCTTCATAGGGATCGCCCTCTTGAGTGATGAGCCACTGGCAAGACAACCCCAGTTTTCTGTGGAGGATAAACAAATCTTCGTATGAAGGCATGTTACCGTTCTTCCACGTCATTATTTTACCGCGCTTCAGACCAAGAAATGTTGCCATGCCAGCGATTCCGCGCGCTTTATCCTCGCCCGGGGCATTGGAACGCATAAACGCGTCAAAAATAATGTCAAAGTATGTCAAGATATTACCTCTTATTTACAATAAAATAATTCTTGAGTCGCAAAATAGACTTTACCGAGTCATTTTTTTGACTTATAAAACCCTAAAGCAACATCATTTACCACAAGGGAATATATATGCTCGAACTATCAGAATTAACCCGAGAAGAAAAGCTGCTCGTCTGGATGAAACGGAATCAAGAATCATTTGTAACTATTGCGAAAAAAATGCACCTCACAAGGAGATCCATTGTCTACCTCCTCACTTCCGAGACGATTTCACCCATACGTCACGCTCAATTGATCAAAATTGGGCTTCCAGAGTCACTTCTACCGCCTCCAGTGTATAAAAAACCGGGACGTTCTCCTCGCATGTCAAACTAACGACTCATGAGACATTTTTGAACACAGGTAACTGACACGCGGAGTAGTTACGATGACCTATATTCCATCTCTCAAAAACATGAGTCCAAAGGCAGTTCTCCGAATGGCCATTGCCTACAGCGGAAAGACAAACCGTCAGATTCAGGAGGAAATGGGTTGGAGCTGCTCTTTCTCCAAGAAAATATTCAGCTCGCAAGAGGCACTCCCCTCTTTCGCCCAGTTCCCTAAGCTATGCACAGTGCTCGGCAACAGCATCTTGCCGCAATGGGTACTCCAGAACATGGACATGCCGATGAGCAAAGTGACGCCGATGGACCCTAAAGCTTTGCTGGAAGGGATGGCGGATATGTTCGACTTGATGGGAAATTTTGCAAAGACAGGCCATGAGACCGTCAAAGATTGGAATATTTCTCCGGAGGAAGCGTGGAGCCTGCTCAAAAGGCTACGGGACTTCTTCGAACTTGAGAGCCTGATGTTCGCACAGCTTGAAGAAGTACTTTCAAGCAAAAAACATATCCAAAAAGGGCTCTGCTATGGAAAGCTATAAGGAAGGGTACGCGCAGGGGTTGCATGATGGCGTCGAAATGCTCCGCGGCATGGCCGATAGCGCCAAAAAACTTGGACATCCTGAAGTTGCGGATATCCTCGCCAAACTCGCCGGATCAATGAACGACATCGCACCTTCAATGGTCGAAATGAAGTCGGAAACCGAAGAAAAGAACATCACTTGGCAGTAGGTACGCTATGGAACTATCTGAAGAGCAGAAAATATTTTTTGAAACACTGACCAAAGAGCTTCCTCCTTTTATTGCAAGAGATAGCGTTTCTGGTTTCTTTGGTGGACTCATTTCCAGAAAAACCATGGCAAGTAAAGACTGCCTGGGGGATGGCCCCAAAGTGAAATATAGGGTCGGAAAGAAGGTTGTTTATCCAAGAGAAGATCTTTTGCTATGGTTCATAGAAAACTACTCCATAAAACGCCTCAAGGGTAAGGCTGATCTTTAGTTGTTCCCCAGAGATTATTTACATCATCCCTTCCCGATTCAGGAAGCAGATGGGCATATCGCATCGTCATAGCTAATGTCTTATGCCGCATTAACTTTTTGATCTTGTAAATATCTGTTCCGGCAAGAGCAAGCCAGCTTGCAAACGTATGGCGCAGGGAATGAAAAACGATTTTATCCCTGCGTGACATTGCGTAATCATTGATTCCTGATTCTTTAACCAATTCGGAAAAGCCATGCAGCAAATATTGACAATCAGCTCCGGCTTTGGGCTTGAAGACAAGCGAACTATTTTCACCACCAACTCGAGAAAATCGTGCTTTGAGAAGTTCCAACACTCGGCTACTCAAAGGAATTTTACCACCTGGTTTTCTATGCTCATCTTCATGCACAGTCAGATAAGCGGCGAAGAAATTAATATCGCCCCATTTCAAACGAAAAATCTCTCCACGTCGCAATCCGGTCTCCAGAGCCAATATGATGATGTCGTAAAGATCTTCATTGCCGGAATCTTTTGCGAGGCCAATAAGACGCTTGGCCTCTTCATAGGTGAGGAACCGTTCACGCTCGTTATGCAGAATCGGAAGCGATACCCCATCGACCGGGTTTCTCCCTTCGAGTATGGGAACACCATCGACTATCGTTTTCCGAGCCGTGTTCATCATGGATCGGATTATGGCCAAGTAGTGAAGGATGGTAGCCTGGCTGAGTTCAGCTTTTTCAAGGTCATCCATGAAACTTTTGATGTGCTCTTTGGAAATCAAGGAAAGAGGAAAAGCTCCAAATCTGTCCTTGATTCTGAATTTGTATCGCCCATCATCATGGGACCAAGAGCGTTTTTTCTTCTTTATTTCCGGAAGAAAATAGCCTTCGTAGAAATCATCAAGGGTCATCGAACGGATGCTGTCAATGAGTTTGCTTGTCTCGTCAGCATTCCTAGTTTTTTTATTTTCCTCACGAAGCTCAGAGAGCGTTTGGGGCTTGTTACCAAGTTTTGCTCCCTGCTTCAGGTCTGCGAGAACGGCATAAGCCTTCTCTGCTGTCCAGCCCTCGGAAGCCCAGCCAAGGGCATTCTCTACTCGTTTTCCGGAGGCGTAATAGCGAATGAAGAAACAGCGATCTGGTTTTCCTCTGAAGAGTCTGCTACCATGCTCTCGATATCTTACGCCCGGAAACTTCGTTTTTACCTTCACTCTCTGTTCTTTTTTGGCCCCCATCTGGCCCCCCATTGCTTCGCGTTATATGGACACAAAACAACACTTACCCTTTCCAAACTCTATTATATTTTTTACAAAACAACACAAAACAAAATTTCCATGGGGACAGAAAACGGACTTAAAATCCCTGGACCGCAAGGTTGTGCGGGTTCAATCCCCGCTCTGGGCA